GCTCTTCCAGTGTGTCACCTATCCTGACGGTGAGCGTGTGCTTGACGTAGGTTGCGCGTTTGCCTTTGATGGCGTTCACTGCGGTGACTTTCTCGCGGCGTGATTTTTTGCTCATGCGTGTGGCCCTTTCATTTGGGTGCGCTCACCCGTTTGGCAATGGTGCCGAATTGTGAGAAGACTTTGATGAACCGTTGCTCGTTGGGTCCGAGGTAGACAAACAAAGTGCAATCTCTTTGGCCTTTATATTTGTCCAGTTGAGGACAATAAAAATGCACATGATGATTTGTAAAGCAGATAAAATGGTTCCACATAGGCTGGAACCATTTAGAACTTGTTTGGCCTGCTACAAGCATAATAACTTGACGTGCGTTTCCTGTCTCATATTGCGCTACAGCCTTTGTAATAAATGCTTCTATTGTGCTTTTGCCATTCTCTTTATTGAATGGTGGATTACACCAGACGTTCCCATGCCAGTCTTTACTCAATCCATCATCCTCTTTGGTGTAATATTTCGTTGCCTTGACGGTCTGGTTCGCCAACTCACACGATGCTGGGTCAAGGTCAATAGACCCCATAACTTCACGCGCAGCTTCTATGTACTTGGATGGGGTGTACCACTCGTTTGACTTAGTTTGAGATGGAATACTTGTCTGAGAGGCAATCATATCTAGCATGTAAACACCCCCATGAGTAACTTGTTTTCCTGCGTCATGCTGCTGCCCCTTGTGGTTGCTGCGTCTCTTGCGGCAATGGTGCGATAGGTACGGGTGCAGGTGGTGGTGGTTTGAGTGCCGCCTCGTTCGCGCTCTTGACCGCTTCATCCTCCGCATCATAGCCAAGTTTGGCGAGGATGGTCGCGCTCGACACGCCAATGGACTGCAATATTTGCGCGGTTTGCGCTGCGGATAAATCGTCTATTGGGAGCAGGTTTTGCCAGTGCAAATCAATCTTGCACCGCTCGAATTCCGCCACTGGAATGATGCCCGCGACGACCATCGCGGCGCGTGAGATCGCGCGTATCATCTGCCCGTACAGGCGTTGCTTCTGCGTGGTCTTCTCGACGAGCGGCTGAAACAAGAGTTGCAACGCCACGCCTGAGATGTTGCCCTTTGGCAAGGCTTCCAGGCGGCCAAGCGCAACGGCGGGGACGCGCGACTGCTCATCCATGTCCGAGCGGATAACGCCCGCGAACGCAAGCGACGAGTGTAGGTCGCTTTTCATTTCCAGGACGCCAATTGCGGCGGTATCCGATTCGAGCACGATGGTCTCATCAACGGCGACGCTGATTTGTCCGAGTCCGACGCCCTTCGCCCACGTCTTCGGGTGCGCGTGAAACTTGATGATACGTGACGTGTTGCTCTGCACAAAGTTGAGCACCCTGTTCATTTCGATCAGGTCGGGCGAGAGGTCAGCGGCCCCCCACAACTCATTCGGGTTGGGGAGGTTCTGGTTGGTGAAGATCGGCGCGAACGGATAGGGCCAGTGCTCACTCGCGCCAACGCGAAACCACGACCCTGCTGTGCCTTTGCGTGCGTAATTGGTGATGGTCCAGGTTTCGTCAATGTCGTCGTATCCGTCAATCAGCGCGAGGCCGTCAGGGTCAATACGCGCGATAATCTGGCGTTTTTGCAGGTCGTCGCCAACGGGATACTCGATAATGTAGGCAAGCACCAGCGACACGTCATCAGGCGACGAGACCATGCGGACCAGCATCGGGTCCATTACGACGAGACGCGGGTACTGCATCGCTCCCTGCGCGGGGAGGAGCTTGACAAACTGCTGTCCACACACCGCGCCATTGATGCCCATTTGCGAGAGCAGCGTCATGCGGTCATCGTCGTCGCCCCACAGGCCGTCGAGAAAATCCTGTTTTGGCGACGGTTTCAGGGAGCGGGTTCGGCGGTGCTTTCTGCGTGCAGGGGGCGTGTTCGGCGCGGCTGCTACAGGCGCAGGGGGCGTGTCAGTGTCGCCGTTTCCGTCTGTGTTCTCATCGGTCGCTTCCAACTTGAGGACGGCCCCAAACAAAAACGACACGCCTTTGTTGACGATTGGCTCACACCGATTCGAGAGCACGTTATCGTTTGGCTGGCCTGCCGTGACTTTGAGCGGATTGGGCAACTGGCCGCGATACGCTTTCCATGCAGACTGCATCGCTGCTTTGCGCTCGACATCGGCCTGCGGGATTGGTGCTTGTGCCAGGGACTGTTGCGCGGATGTTTGCATACTACTCACTTCCAAATATTCTTGTAATACTGTACGCCTGTCGGCACGAGGTCACGCGCACACAGATAGCGGCTCGCATCTATGCCATGATCAAACTCTTTCACAGGCTGTTCGCCCTTTTTTGCGCCCTGTCGCGTATCCCACACGTAGGAGTCGTATTCTTCAAGAGTTGAGGCGGGTTGCTTGCGGCTTACAAGGTCAGCGTCCCGCTCTACCAGCATGTCTTCAAAGTACATGAGGCGTGGCTTGCCATCACCAGCAGGACGCAAGCGGCTTGCCATCGCCTGGAGGCCGTCACTCACTGTTTTTTGTGCGGGGATGGTGTGCAGCCCCGTGTGTCGCTCAAACGTGGCTCTATCTTCTGCGTCATGGTCTGCAATCACGAGGCGCGGATACGGGTCTCCGTCCTTTTCGCCCCAACGCGACAGGCGTTTCATGTCTTTTGCGTGGTCTTCTACGAGGCGTTTTGTCTTATAGATTTCGCGGTAGATGTAGAAACGCCCGTCGGGGTCTTCTGCCGCCCACAGGCACACGAACGGATGGGTATAGCCAAAGTCGAGAATGAGATACCGAGGCCATGACGCTGGGAGAGGGAAGCGTTTCACGACATTGCGCTGCCGGTCCCAGGAGTCCTCAAACACCGTACCTTCGGCCGCTGCCCAGATGCCGTATCGGTAACGGGCAAGACGCACCCCTGACAGGCCGCCGAGGATACCAAAGATATACTCGCGCCCTTCCACCGTCCAGTCCTGTGTCTGTATGTCGAAATAGCGCGGGTTGTCCTCGTGCCTACTAAGCAGGCGTGTGGTCGTGCCTTCATTCATGCGCTGATTGAGCCAGTGGGTCGGAGCGTTCGGGTTGCAGTCCATGATGAGTTGCCGATACGGTATATCCGTCGGCGAGCCGGTACGGGGACGCAGGCGCATCCGCACAAACTCAATGTTGTCTAACTCACACTCCGTCGCCTCGTTGAGATACGCCCAATCAAACTCTGCGGACTGCACTTTCTCTGGCTTATCAAGACCGTTCACGATCATCTGTGAGCCGTTGGAATACCGGAACGCGGCTGGCTCGACTTTGTTGCCGCCGAACCAGTGGATATCGGTACGATTGCGCTTGATGTTGTCGCGGTACGTCACCATTGCGGAGCCAGCAAGTGCGGTATTCGTTTTTCTCGCAACCAGTGCGCGTGACTCTGGGTACTTGCACAGCAAGCGATGTATCTTGTATAACGCGCCCACCGTTTTGCCTGTGCCTGCTGGGCCATCAAGACAGACCTCGCGGTCACGACACGCGCCGATAGCGAGTGCAGAGCCGCGTAACTCTGGCGCCTTGATACGGACCTGTGCCTCTGCACTGCTCATGGTGTTACCTCGACAATCGCGCCCGCGAAATAGCCCGATGGCACTTCCTCAATGATGATTTGGGGGCCCATTGTCTCGTCTGGTCGCACGTCAAGCCCCATGAGTTTTGAACGCCGTTCAGAAATCGCAATCAGGCGATCCACCGCCCACAACATGCCCTTTTTCGCCTCATCGTCTTTGCCGAGCAGTTTTGCGTAACACTTTTGTTGCAGGTCGTCCAGGAAGTTCAGTTCCTCGCGGCGCAACTCTTCCACATTGGTTACGACGACGCGCTGCATCTCTCTTTGCACGGCCTTATGCGCGGCTCCTGCGTGAGCGAACCCACACGCCGCCGCAATGTCGTCATACTTCATTTTCTGAGTACGCAACTGCAACGCCATCACCGCACGGTTGGCGGCTAAAACATCACGAGTTTGTACCCCCTGTGTTTCCTGACTCTTGCCATGTGTGCGGTTAGTGGTGATGCTCATGCGATGGTTCCCTTGACACAAAAAAAGATG